GCAGTTTGTACATTCTGCATTGGTAGTAAATGGACTGACTGAAATTTCAATTATTTCATCGTGTCCGCAATTGGGGCATTCAACTTCGTGGTCGCGTGGTTTCATGATTGTTGAATTTTAGCAATGATGATTTTACGCACTCTCAAATATTGAGCTTCCGTAATGGGTTCCATGTCGCTGTGATCATACAGCTTTGATTCAGTATTCAGAATACCGTAATTGTGCTTATAGGCTCTGACGTGTTCAGCTCTTAGTCCGTCAATCTTGTAATAAGATCCATATAATTTGTAAAACTTAATCTCGTTCATATCGTTTAATTTTGTTCTGTGAAGTTAATTCATATAATACGAATTAGCAAATATTTTTGTATGTTGTACAGCATGTTTTTAAAATGGTTCATCCGGTTCCTGGTAACTCTTCAAACTATTTGACGTTTTAACTCTTCATACATTTTACGAGCGTTTTCAATACCACAATAGCTGACCATTTCGTAATGATGATGAACTGTGGCTGGGTGTCGTGAAATAAACTCCCCTACTTTGGTTTCTGTTAATTGAGGGTATTTGTCGTGTATCAGTTGGCTTATACACATTCGCGGGTAGGAGAATTTTCTCTTTCTATTGTCGTTGAAAATTTCAACTTTTGATATGTTTGTTATTTGGCATACCTTTTCAATAATCTCTTCCGGTTTAATTTTCGTTGTTTCCATGTCGTTCATTTTCTGAATATGTGTGAAAGGTCTAATTTATCAATTTTATGCGTTTCTTTCCATTCTTGAAACTCAATTGTCTTTTCAATTTCTTCAAGTGTCCAATTATTTCCGTCATAATCTGGCTTGTGGCTTATCCTGAAGTTAATGATTGGAATAAATCTGGCGGCTGTTTTTTGATAAAACTCACGCGGGTATGGGTAAATAATTTCTTCATCTTCTTTGCGTAAATAGTTACACTGCTTTTCGTAAGATGACATCCAGAGTTCGATCCTTTGTGCCGTGATCCTTGTTGACTTGTCAAACCTATTCAATTTACCCTCCCTGCAACATTGATCAAATAGGCCTATTCTCCAAGTTGGGTAGCTTTCAGTAAGGAGTTTAAATGTTCTGTATTTTACGTGTTCAAATTCAGAATCAGACTCTACAACCTTTTGACCGAAGTCCATCATGAGGTTAATAATTTCGTTGTGGATTATTGCCTTCAGTTCATCTTTTGGTATTGATGAAATTATGCTGTTGTAATACAGGTTATTGACTTCCATTAGTATTCTGGTATTTGTGGCGTGAGATATTCAACTTTTTTATAATTGTCCTGTTTCGGTTTATAAACCTTGTTCAAATCAATTGCATTTATCAAAGTCGCCCGCCAGTCTAAATCCTTTGTTTTGGATTTCTTTTTATTTCTCCATCCTGCTGGTGTGCTCCAAAAATTAGAAACAGCTTTTTCGATGCTTAAAATAATGTCAACATTCGGGTGAAATACTTCCTGCCTTTTAATAAATTCATTATCTGAAATAAGTTCGGTTTTTACAATATTTAATTCATTAGTATACAATTCAAAATTATTTCTCCATGTTATGATTACTTTACTTTCCTCTTCTTTACTTTCCTCTTCTTTACTTTGTGTACTAATGTCATCATTTATCCAATTAATGTTTACATTAATCTCGGATATGTTAGCAATAATGTAGTTCTTGCATAAATCTACAGTTTTTCTCCGATCACAGGCAGTCAGAAAACGCTTTTGAATACCGCAACTTGTGAGTATTTTGTATTTTGAAAATAGTTTTTCATCAAATATTTTGTATTTAATCGCATCATTAATGATAACATTAATCGAGTTAATGTCTACATTAATTGATTTTTTGAATATTAATAACATCTCTTCAGACCATCGAATATAATACCCTTCTTTGTAAATTTTCTGATAAAGTTTAACTATTATTCCAAATCCAATCAATCCGTGCTTAGCTTCGATTAACTCAAATTTATCATCTGTCGTTACGTCCATCGGAAAATAATCCAATCCCTGCTTATTCGGTCGTGCCATTTTACATTTGTTAAAAATTGGTGCAAAAAATTTTACTTCTTAATCAATACTGTTCCATTAATTTTGAGTATTTTCAAATTACCGGCTTTTACCTGTTGATTAACCCATGCCCTCGTTTTTCCTACGTGTTTCGCATAAGCAGACTGAGTAAATATATCCTGTCTTATTTCTTTAATTGACATCTGTTAAATTTTTAGTTCAAAACAAACCGCAATATTTCAGCGGTTAAAAATCAAAGGTACATAATTATTTTGAATTAATCAAACATTTGAAGGGGAGAATATTTCAACCCTCCCCTGAAAACTTCAACCTCTTAGGCTGCTGCTTTCATTTCAAAAGTGTTGCCATTTACGGCTTCGATGTCTCTATTTTCCTCTACCTATTGCAAATCAAAACCAGCCACCCCCTGGTCGGGCAAATGCAGTCAAACGGATTTTAAACCTTCTGCAAATATTTTTGTCATTCTTTTTTAGGCTACCCCAAAATCTCCTAAAATCAGTTGGGAGCTACCCAACAGCATCTTAATTGGCGTTAAGTATGTGGTGCAGGCGAACATTTCACCGTTCTTCATTCGAGTCATACGATACCATATTTCTCAATGTTTTTCCTGCATGGCCGTGGAGGTGCGGGGAGTCGAACCCCGGTCTTTACAACTGTCTAAGAACGTCAAACAAAACATCAATCAAATTTATGTTTTTATTTTGAATTAATCAAACATTTGTACTTATTTCTAACAATTTCGCTCTTAAATTTAGCGGACATTTTTGCCATTACCCTGGAAATGTTTGATTCGGGCATGTTCAGTATTTTAGCAACATCAACGGCTTTGCGTTCTAAATACCGGATCATTACAAATGTATACAGGTCACGTGCGGAATAGTTTACAATATTAACTTTTTTACTGAAAATAGCCTCATCGGTACAATTAAAGAAGTTACAAATGTTACTAACCAGGTCATACTCGCTGTTGTCGTGCTGTTTGACGTTCTGCCTGATCTGTTTAGTGATCTGCTTTCTCCAGCCTATTTCGCACGTGCTACAGTTCATCTGTTTTCGTTGTAGATGGTCTTTTTAAAATAGTTTTAACTGAGTTTTTTTAACTTCGGCGTTACGCACATTCTTTACTGCCGTATCGAAGTATGAATCTTTAAGCTCTATTCCAATAGCTTTTCGACTGTTTTTGATAGCTACGTAGGCCTCTGAACCAATACCTAAAAAAGGAGTGAAAACAACTTCGCCAGGATTACTCCACATATTTACAATCCTATGAATGATCTCTAATTGAAGCGGTGCAATATGTTTTTCATCTCCCAAATCAGTACCCTCTTTACCGTTTAGTACATCAGTCCTTTGAATATCAAACCAAACATCTGAATAGAAATGCGCAGGAAGTCCGGTATTGCATCCATATTTAAGTTCAAATATTTCAGCTTTCATTGCCAAAATAGTTTGCACTAATTCACCCTTATCATAACTAATTAGGTTTTCTCGGAATACAGGACTTGCCCATTCTTGCCATGTATCAAGATCGAAGTTTTGTTTCGTCAGGTTTGTGATTGGTTCCCATTGTTCCTCATCCGATCCGTCCCACTTTTTGAAGACAGTAATATACTCGGCCATTCCTACGCCTGTTTTGCTTGAATCGCTGGTTACCTGTTTATAGAGCAATCTTTGAGTTTTTGTCCTTTGCATTTCAAGTACGGGGTCTGTCCATATAGTAATCTTTGAGTGAAGTTTGAATCCTTCATTTAATACGCTTTTTGTGTGTTCGCCGGTAAAGTCGTATTGTCCGGTATAACCTGAGCTATTTTTATATACTCCCAAGTCTTTGGTATGGCAACACATTAAACGACCTGGTTTAAGTATCCTGTAAAGATCCTTGAGTAGATAGGCATACTGTTTGAAAAACTCTTCATGATTTTCATTGTTACCCATATCATGAATGTAATTTGAATAGGTAAATAGTGAACTGAAGGGAGGAGAAAAGACAATCAAATCTACTGAGTTATCTGGGATTGTTTTAACCTCAATGCAGGAATCTCCCTTAATTAATAAGGCATCTGTCAGCTGTACGACTTTCCTGTCATAATCATTAATCAGGCCATAACGCTCTGAATTAATGTTTTTATTCATTTCAGTTTGCATCTCAAAAAACTGACGCTCTTTTTTTTCAACTGTTTTGACTACGTTTTCCATTGTATCTGTTTTGATTAAGTGAATTTCCACGTTGTGTTTTTGCCCGAAACGATAACTCCGGCGGACCTGTTGGTAAAATGACTCAAAACTAAAATCAAGTGAAGGAAACACCTGAACATGACAGTTTTGAAAGTTCATCCCGAATTGAGCAATTTTAGCTTTTGTTATCAAAACCTTAAAGTCGCCATTTGCAAAAGACAAAAGAGTCTTTTCCTTATACTCATTTGTATCACTCCCTTTGACTTCTTTACAGTCGGTCAGGTATTTACGCAAATAGTCGCCTTCTTCATTTTGTTTTACCCAGATAATAACTTGGCCTTTGGTTTGGTTCGCTATTTCAATAGCCTTTTGAAGTCTTTGTTCTTTTGAACCTCTTAACTCAGCATTGAAATTTGTTGCGTTAACGTGACCTTCATTGAACAATCTTCCATTACCTAATTTCAGGTCGGTAATTATCTCGTGTTCGATGTACCTTAGCTTTGGAAGTTTAAACTTTTCACCTGTCAATTCAAATCCTAAATCAGAAGGTTTTGTAAGCATGCAAGCCCATGAACTTATCCATCCGTAAAAGTCCTTTTTTGCATGCCCTTTTAATCGATAGTTATTCATTCCTTCATCCCTTACAAACCATTTAGAACGCATATCTTGAGCGTCTAAAATATCCAAAAACTCGGAATGATTACCGATTTCATTTAGGTCATTAGGTGACGGTGTTGCGGTGCATGCTAATTTGTAGGGAGTTGTTTTAAACTTCTCAATGATTAGATTTTTGTAATGGCCTGTGAAGTTTTTAAGAATTGAACTTTCATCCAAAACGATACCAGAAAACAATTCACAATCAATATTTTCTAACTGTTCATAATTGGTAATTTGAATCTCTTTTTTGCTCCCATCATACCGATGAACCGGAATACTAAACTTTTCACCTTCCTTGATGGTTTGACCCGACACGGCCAAAGGGCAAAGAATCAAAACAGGCTTTCCGGTATCCAGTGAAACTCGATGCGCCCACTCCAATTGAATGATTGTTTTACCCAGTCCGCAGTCGGCAAAGACGGCATATTTACCGGCCTGTAAAGCTGTTTTAGTGATATACTTTTGAAAGTCAAAAAGATGAGTATTCAAATCATCCTCTTTTATCTCAAATCCAGAATTAATGTGATGTTGTTTTTTCGTTTCTAAAAATTCTAAATAATCCATTTTCGTTTCGTTTTATCCTGCAATTTATACTTTAAAATTTGATCTGATACTATTCAATAGCATGTTATACAACATATTTCAACATATATTTATTATGTATAATTTGCAATTGATCTTTTTTAAGTACTTCGCCGTGTGCTTGGTTATGATGTTCCCGACAAAGTGCCATTAGATTCTCTATTACGTCCTTTCCTTTGCCCCTGCCGTGAATATGGTGTAAATCATTAGCATGTGATCCGCACACTTCACAGGGCACAAAATCGGCTATTGTGAGGTGAAAATGCTTAAAGTACACTTTACAATGCGGGGTCATTGAATTTACATTGAACTGATTTTACCGAACCTTTTTCCAATTTTACCGTAAATTGTTTGATTTCAATATTGTGTTTTATCTCAAATTTCCAAAACATTCGTTCGATCTCAAATCTTAGGTTTTCTTCGATTCTTTGCTGTTCGGTTGTTTTCAAAGTAGTTTTGATTTTAAGTGAGTAATGAACCCCTCCATTTTGAACTGATAGAACAGATTAAAGTCTTTGTACCCTTCGTTGGATTGTTGCCACAAACGATATAAAACACCCCTTAATCGTTGGCTGTGTGTTTTGGACATATCTTCAAAATCTGTCTTAAGATTGTTGACTAAATCAATTTCATCTTTTGTGAACTCTTCAGCTTTGATAAGTAGGTAACAAAAGTTTTGCACCATCAACTGAAGGTCAGAGGCCGTCTGCGGACTGATCTCATTTGTCTGAAATGTCAGTTTCTTTGATCGGTCTTTTAAATCCCGCGACCCTTCATAAATTGCGGGTATTGCTACTGCTTTCATTTCGTTTTACTTTTTTAGTTTTAATTGGTTCCCTGAATATGATTGTTTTCGCATCTAACTGAATCCTGGTCATCTTGGATAAGTCCGGCGAAGTGAAGATCCGTTTAACTGTTCGGTGAATGTCTTTGGTCATTGTAGTTCGTTTTTAATATTCGGTATTTCCAAAAGTTCTTTTATCATCCGCTCACCAATTTCAAAACCTTTTAACAGTGCTGAAAATTTGGATTCATCAGCATAAAATCTTTTGATGAATAGACTTTGTTTGAAATTTGGGTTGTAGCTACCAAAATCCCACCATCCCCGACCTGTTACCAACATACACATATTCATCTGCCATACAGTTGAAGAGTCCACAGAATCGCCTAAAAGTAAGCCAAAATGAATATCATCGTTTCTGGCTTTCAGTTCGATCCCACCGTCATTGTTAACTAATCCATCAGGCGAACAGCCAACATAATCAGAGTAGGTAATAAACCCGATTTGTTTAACAGTGCAACCGGTTTCAAATTCATACGTAAGCCGTGCGATTGGTTCCAATTCGTTGCCACGTTCAATGTCCTTATTGGTGTAGGATTGCCGTTCAATAATCAATTCTTTTACCAAACTACGGATATATGTTTCTAAACCTTTGCCGCAGTTGCCTATCGCAGTAGCGTGCGAAGCTGACATTTTGCATTTTTTCAACTCAAACCATTCCGGCGATTGCTGAATAATATCCCAGTGATAGATCATTTCGTTTCGATTTTTTCAAGTAGTGAAATAACCTGATCATCTGTCATTTTCCAATGAAGTAAAAGCGGTTCAACTTTGCCGTACTTCTTGTAAATAGCTGTTGCTTCTGATTCATTGTCTGAAGTATAGGCAGGTAACAGTTCTTTGAGTGCTTCCTTTTTTTCTCCCAAAAGTCGCATGAAATTTACTTTGTCTTTCACGCTGTCCTTTTCGCTTTTGTAGATTTTTTCAAGTTCAGAGAATGAAGTAGCTTTTTCGATCTTGTCCTGAACTAAATCTTCAACGTTGACACGCTCCAAATCGTTTGATTCATTGTCAATCTTTTCCACGTTCACGACAATATCCCTGAAGTGCCTTTTACATGCCCGTTTGATAACTGACTTCAAAACCATTTCAGACTGCCAATCATTCCAAATGTTCTTAGTCGTTGCAACGGCTTTCATCTTTTCAATATCCTGCATGTTGAGGGTTTCCAAAAATTCACCCCTGCTGTTTTTGATAATACAGTAAGTACCAATAATTTTTTTATCCAGTGCAAAAGGATCATTTATTTTGTGTGAATAAATCACCCTGCCAGATTCTTTGTTGAATGAAAAGGTATCGCCCTCGTGAACATTTTGCATATCAAAAAGGGTTTCCGGATACACATTCAAAACCAGGTTTTTGTATGCTTGGTAATTGTATGTTACCAGAAGTTTGCCCCTGAATCCGATTGTAATAGTTTCGCCATCAATAAAGACGTTATCCGATGCGACCTTTTTGAATACATCAATTAACTGATCCTCGGTCTGTCTTGCATACCACGGGTTTTTAACCGTCTGATCGGTCTTTTTTTCGGATTCTAAGAACTTCAAATAACCGATATAGTTTCCTACATGGATATTGTCGTAACTGGTTAATCCTTGTTTGATCGTTTCGTAATTCATTTTCGTTTCGTTTTAAATTTATCCTGCAATTTACTAATACATATAATACGTTTTACAAATCATGTTGTATAACATGATTTAGATAAATTCATTGTCGTCTGAATCTCTCTTGTCCTTGACGTTAACCTCATAATCTTTTATTATTGCGTCAATCGCCTCAAAGAAATCATTCAGCTTTTCAACTGATTCGATCTTTTTACGGGTCGCATCGCTTAGCTTTTTAACTGATTTTTTCAGAATGGGCATGGTTTGTTTTTATTTAATGTTCTCATTTTTGGAACGTCTCTTTTCAGTTTATCAATAATCGCTTTTCGCACAAAATCCGATCGCTTAACCTTGTACTTCGCACTGATTACTTCCAAATAGTTTATGATTTCTGGAGTGATCTTAATTGTTAGTATTTCAGTTAATTGTTGCATGATTGTAATACAAAAAGTGCGTTTAGCAACGAGTTACCAACCATTATAAAGAGAAGCAGTCGCAACCTTTACAAAAGTCTTTACTTATTTTAGTTCGCAACCCGTCTTTTGACAAATCACAAAGCGACCAACAACCCATAGTCATTGATAATGCTTCGGGATAATTACACCAATCGGGTTGCTTATAGTTTTCCATTATGTAACCAACTGTTTTTTTATCAGCAATTAAAGTATCTATTTCAGTTTGCTCCAATTCGTGAAAATAACGGTTGGTAACACACGGTAAAACTCCATTGCCTTGTGGTTTATCAATCTTTTTTGCTTCGTTCATAGTTTTGTGTAATTTGAAAATTTATTTCTCGTATTTAGCACGGCAACGAGAGTTTACCGTCAACGTTAGCCGCAACTTTAAGAGACTGCATCACTCGAATAGTTTTTATAACTGTAAATTCGTGGAGCAATGCCTTCACGTCTTAAAATTGACACGATTAAATTGAGTTCTTCAATATGGTTACATAGTTGCGCTTCTGGTTTAACTTTTTCGGTTATTTTACTTTTTTCGTTAATCCATAGCAAGCCCCAATATTTAGGTAAATCTTTTTCTTTTATCAATCCTTCGGGGCATAAGTAGCTCCTAAACTTACCAATACCATGTTCGGGATATTTTCGCCAATACTTTTTTTTGTCACTTAAAAAATCAGAGCGAGAAACCTTTACTTCAATAAGTTGCGTTGAG